ACACAAATATAGACGCCGCAAGTTAGAGCCTGTAAAAAATAGGAATAAAAAAACATGGCGAAGCCCGGCCCTAAACCCAAAGACAAACGCTTAGATAAATTGAACGGAAACCCCGGCAAGCGGCCCCCGAAGCCTGATGCTGTGAAAGCTTCTGGCGTGCCAAAGCCTCCAAGCTGGCTTGATGTTGAAGGCGGGAAAGTATGGCACTCAATTTTGAAATCTATGCCGCCAAACTTTTATGCAAGCGTTGATACAATCATTTTGGCTTCGTACTGCCAAGCATCAAGTATGATTCGCACGGCGGCGCTTGAAGTTAAAAAATCAGGGATCACGCTTGAAAACAAAACTGGCAACATTGTGCGAAACCCGGCGTGTGGTGTTTTGTCTGATGCCATGGGAAAGATTGCATCTTTGGGTAGCAGCCTTGGCCTTGATCCGGCAGCGCGTCAATCCTTGGGCATTTATGCAGACGGCGGCTTGGGGGAAGGTGGGTCCGAAGCTGAAACCGAGTTTGGCGACCTGATAGCGATACCGGGCGGTAAGGCCACAGGTTGAAGATCAAGAAAATAAAAGGCCGCGCTGATAGGGTCATTCAATTTATTGAAAAGCTGAAGGTGCCAAGCGGTAAGGACACGGGCAAACGCTTCAAATTAATTCCCGAGCATAAGAAATTCATTCGTGCGATTTATGAGCCGCACGCAATGTTTAATGGCAAACCTAAGATGGTTGTCCGCAATGCTGTTTTGTCTAAAGGGCGCAAAAACGCAAAGACAACGATTATTGCATGTTTGGTCTTGGCGCATTTGATTGGGCCAGAAGCAATAATGAACAATGAGATTTACAGCGCGGCGAATGATAAGAAGCAAGCTGCAATCGTTTTTAAAATCTGTGCGCAAATAATTAAATTGTGCCCAGAACTGGCTTCGTTGCTTCGGGTGACTACCAGCACCAAAACAATTTCGTGTTATGCAAACGGTTCTTCATATGAAGCTATGTCTAGGGAATCGGGAACCAAGCACGGAATGAACCCCGGCCTTGTGATTTACGATGAATTGGCACAGGCCAAGGATATGGACCTTTTTGAAGTGCTTGATTCAGCAATGGGCGCGCGCTTTGAGCCGTTGATGATTGTTATTTCAACACAGTCAAAAGACCCTCAGCACATTCTTTCGCAAATGATAGACGATGGCATAAAGTCAAAAGACCCAACAATTGTATGCCATTTGTATGCTGTTGATGAATCCGTTCAAGACGAACAATATTGCAAAAAATGCAAGGTTCGGTTTAAGCCAACCAAGAAAGATAAAAAATCAGCGTGCCCACAATGCGAAGGTGAAACCACACTTGGCATTTATGATCCGGCAGTGTGGAAACAAGCAAACCCGGCGCTGGGCAAGTTCCTTTATCTTGATTACATCAAAGCCAAGGCGGCGCGGGCTGAACGCCTGCCGTCATTTGAAAATTCGTTTATGAATTTGCACCTAAACATGCGGGTGGATAGCACGGCATCGCTGATTTCTAGGAAAGAATGGCTTGGTTGCCTTGATCCTGATTGCGCTTTGGTGCCGGGTGAAGATATTTATTTGGGCCTTGATCTTTCCAAGAAAACTGACCTTACCGCGCTTGTCGCAATTTCTGCTGAAAATGGGGATAGGGTTCAACCTTGGTTTTGGAAGCCAAAAGAATTGATGGAAGAACATGAAAAGCGTGACCGCGCCCCCTATGAAAAATGGGAAAAAGAGGGTTTTCTAAATGTTGTGCCGGGCAAGGTGATTGATTTGGAATATATCGCAATTGCTCTGAATGATGTGATGCAAACTTATAACGTGGTGGGCTTGGCGTATGACCGTTGGCGCATGGATGTGTTAATTAAAGATTTAGGAATTCAAGAGATTGAATGCTTTGAAGATGGCGAAGATGAAAATGATGGTTTGAGGCTTTGCCCTTGGGGGCAGGGCTTTAGAGATATGGGTTACGCGATTGATGAATTTGAAGTAAGCATATTAAATGGAAACCTGAAGCATAACGGAAACCCTGTTTTGACTTGGAATTTTTCCAACGCTGTGTCAATATCTGACCCGTCAGGCAACCGCAAGCTTGATAAAGATAAAGCAAGATTTAGAATTGATGGCGCGGTTGCCACGGTGATGGCCAAGGGTTTGAAGTCCCGAGACAAGCCGGAAATTGACCTTGTTGATATTGATGCTTTCCTAAGCGATCCGCTCACTCTGGGGTAAAAAATATGGCTTTTTGGTCTAATTGGTTTGGCGGCAGCGCAGCGGGGCGGCGTCAAGAAGGCACACAGTCAGAAGGCACAAGCGGCACGCCCGCCAGTACAACGCCTGTGACCAATGACACCGCTTTACAGCTTTCCGCTGTGTGGGCCTGCACAAAGATCATTTCAGAAACCGTTGCCGGGATGCCCATTCGATTCTATGAAGAAAACAAAGACGGAACAAAAACGCTTGTCAAAGATCATCCCCTTGCGTTTCTGCTGAACACCGCGCCAAACCGTTGGCAGACGGGCATTGAATTCAAAAACACTATGACAATGAGCATTGCCATGAACGGCAATGCATACGCGCTCATTCAGCGCGGGGTGCGCGACAACATCGTTGGCTTGGTTCCGTTGATGGCTAACCAAATGATTGTGACGCTGTTAAAAGATGGCTCAAAATCTTACGGCTATCAGGATGGCGGCACGTTCAAAGTTTATTCGGAAGCAAATATTTGGCATGTGATGATGATGCCAAGCAATGCTGTTATTGGCTTAAGTCCTTTGCGCTATGCATCAAGGGCGCTAGGCACAGGAATCAGCGCAGAAGATAGGGTTGCGGCACAGGCAAGAAACGGATTTAAGCCAACTGGCATCCTAATGATCGACCACACGCTAAAGCCAGATCAAAGAAAAGCAGTAAGAGACAATTTTTCTGAATTGCAGGAAGGCCAGGGCGATCCTTTGAAGGTCTTAGAAGCTGGAATGACCTATCAACAGGTTTCATTGACGCCTAAAGATGCACAGCTTTTAGAAACCCGGCGCTTTGAGATTGAAGACATAGCCCGGTTCTGGGGTGTGCCGTCCGTTTTGATTAACGATACCGAAGCCGGAACGGTTTGGGGTTCGGGAATTCAGCAGATTGTGGAAGGCTTTTATAAGTTCACGATTCGCCCATATCTTGAACGCTATGAAGCAAGCATTGATAAAAACCTTTTGCCAAAATCTGAACGTGGTAAGATCAAATCAGAATTTGACTTTAGTTCATTGCTAAGGGGCGACGACAAAACGAGGACCGAAATTGCAGCGGCTTCAATTGCAGGCGGTTTAAAAACGATTGATGAAGCCCGCAAGGATTATGACAGTTTACCGGGCGTTGAAGGTGGGAATAAGATTTATCTTCAACAGCAAATGACTCCAATCGAGGACTTGAAAAATGACGCTTCGCAAACTCCCAGCAGTTCAGGCGCTTGAGGCCCCAAAGGGTTCAACGTGGGAAGCCCCCAGCAGCGCGTTCCATCATTGGGCACCCGTCAAATCTGCTGCATCCGACGATGCAAACACCATCAACATCAACGATTCGATTGGTGAAAATTACGATGGCACTGGCATTACTTCCCGCCTTGTTGGCAGCATCCTTAGAAAATCCGCTGGGAAAGATGTTGTTGTAAACGTCAATTCACCGGGCGGCGATTTCTTTGAGGGCGTCACAATTTACAATATGTTGCGTGAACACGATGGTGCAATTACCGTGAACGTGTTGGGCTTGGCCGCATCTGCCGCATCCATTATCGCAATGGCCGCTGATGAACTGAAGATTGCCAAGTCTGCATTTATGATGATTCACAATTCTTGGGGCCTTGTAATGGGGAACCAAAACGATATGCGGCAAGCTGCTGAAACCTTTGCCGTGTTCGATAAATCAATGGCCAACGTATATGCAGACCGTTCAGGCATGCCCGCTGAAGGCATCGCCAAGCTGATGGATGCAGATACTTGGATGGACGGCGAAACCGCCGTTGAAGACGGTTTTGCTGATGGGTTCCTTGCCTCAGATGAAGTGGTTGAAGATAAAGAACAAGCCACATCTGCAAAACGTAAAGTTGATGTAATGTTTGCTAAACAAGGTGTGCCGCGTTCCGAGCGCCGCAAAATGTTTGGTGAATTAGCTGGTACGCAAGACGCTGCCGGAACCAACACGCAAAACGCTGTTGATAACCCTGAGCTTGTAAAGGCTCTTTCCGATCTTCTTGCAGAAATCAAAGGATAACCAGTTATGACCAAACAAACGAAAACCCTTATTGCCGGGGTAGCAATGGCAAGCATGGCTATGGCCACGCCAGCACGCGGCATTATGTTTGCCCGTGCTGATGCACCAAGAGACCCCGTTGAACTGATCCAAGCGTTGAAGGCTCAGTTCAAAACCAGCAATGATGAAGTGATGGCCAAAATCGCTGAAGTCGTTACCGCTGGCGAAAACGTAAAAGCTGAAACCCTGGCCGCTGCTGAAAAAGCTGTTGCTGATGTTGCTGCTCTTGCTGAAACTTTGGTTGAAGTTGAACAAAGCATTGCGGCTGGCGTCATGAGTGGCGGAGAAGCCCCTAAATCTTTGGGCCAAATCATCGTTGATTCTGATGGCTACAAGGCGTTTGCTGAAGGCTTGTCCAGCGGTAGCAAGTTCCGCATGGACATTCAGGCTAACACCATCACCGGGCAAGAAGGTTCACCGCCTGAAAACTCGAATACCTTGGTTCGCCCTGAGCGCAAGGGCGGTATTGTTGCGGGCGCTTTCCGTTCATTACGCATTGCTGATTTGTTGGTTTCCATCCCAACGACCTCAAACGCATATGAATTCACCCGCGAATTGGCGTTTACAAACAACGCTGCTGAAACGGCTGAAGGTGTATTGAAGCCTGAAACCGACATTACCTTTGAATTGCAAACGGTGAACATCCGCACCATTGCTCACTGGATCAAGGCATCAAAGCAAATTTTGGCAGATGCCCCGGCTGTTGCTGCTTATATTGACACCCGCATTCGTTACGGTGTTGATGCACGCGAAGATTTGCAGTTGCTTGTTGGTGACGGCACCGGGCAGAACATTTCCGGCATGACCATCGCGGCCAACCGGACGGCGTTCACCCCCACTTCGGGTGATACGGCTTTGGACAGCCTGAACCGTGCAAAATACGAAATCATTGGCGGAGATTATGCTGCTGATGGCGTGATTATGAACCCCGCAGATTGGGGCGCAATTGAGCGCCTTAAAACGTCAACTTCTGAGTATGTTGTTGGCAACCCGTTTGGTTCCATCACTCCTATGGTTTGGGGCCTGCCTGTTGTGTTGAGCAATAACATGACTTCCGGCAGCTTCCATATGGCCGATTTCGCCAACACGTATGACCATCTGAACCGTGAAAGCACTTCGGTTGAATTGGGCTTTGTGAATGACGATTTCACCAAAAACTTGGTGACGTTGCGCGGTGAAAAGCGCACGGCGTTGGCAACCTTGAAGCCTGCACAAACTCGCTTTGGTGCTTTGACCCTCTAAGTCAAACGCATTGAAATAAAAAAGGGGCACTGCTATGATTTGGCAGCGCCCCTTTTTTTATGCCTGAAGGAATCACAAAATGCCTGGAGAAAAATTAGTTGATGCCGTTGCCAAGCGCGCCTTTTCAAGCCCTGTTCATGGGAACCTTTCGCAAGGCGACCCGCTAAAGATCACGCAAGCGCGTTTCAATGTTTGGAAAGAACAGGGCCTTGTGGATCATCCTGATGCTGTTGTTGGCGCTGATGTTGTGAATGAAATGCCAGAGACGGACCCTGTTCATCGGATTGCAGGGCAAGTATATGATTCGAGCAAAAGCATTGAAACAAGAGCCGTTGAATCTGTGGCGACTAAGCCAGCACCAAAGAAGCGCGGCAATCGCAAAGGTAAAGCCCGCAAATGAGCGAACCCATCACCGCCGCTGAAGCCGCCGAATTCTTACGCTTAGACGGTGCCAGCGATTCGCCAACCCCTGAACTTGCTTTGATGAATAGGCTCATTGAAGCGGCGCGGGTTGCTGCTGAAAACTTTATGAACCGTTCTGTGACGGCGGGAACGCGAACCCTTGTGCTTGATGATTTCACATCGCGCGATTCTGGCGTTGTTTCTTCAACCATTCCCTTGCCGTTTGGTGACGTTTCAACCGTTGATTCAATTTCATACGTTGATGATGATGGAGCAACACAGACCGTTTCCAGCCACATCTTGAGCGAAAACCAGCTAACCCCCGCATTCGGGGAGACTTGGCCTTCCACACGCTCACAAATCGGCGCTGTGACCATCACATACACGGCGGGCTATGCCGATATTAACAGCCCAGCGGAAAATGGAACGCCTAAGCCTATTGTGCAAGCCATGTATTTGATTCTTGATGGGATGTATGAAGTGCGGGAAGAAACCGCACAGGGCGCGGTTGGCGCTTATCACGTCAACCCTGCCGTTGAACGCCTGCTGATGCCGTATCGTATTGATATGGGCATTTGATTTTGAGCGCAATTATCATTGCTTCCGGGCCATCACTCACAATTGAAGATGTTAATAAATGCCGTTCATATTTGGGGCGGCAAATTTACGTTGTGAATGATGTTCACACGCTGGCACCTTGGGCAGATGTTCTATATGCCTGTGATGGCACATGGTGGGACCATCACAACGGCGTTCAAGGCTTCAAGGGGGCGCGCTGGACTACAAACGACCAAGCCGCTGAACGTTGGGGCCTTAATCACATGCCGGGCACTTCACAGGGCTTATTTCACACACAGCCGCCCATGTGTTACGGAAAGAATTCAGGATTTCAGGCGATCAATCTTGCGTATCTGCATGGGCACCGGGATATTTGGTTGCTTGGTTATGACCTTGGCCATGAACCAGGGGAACAAAAGCACTTCTTTGGCGATCACCCCAGGGAGATTGATAGGCCAAGCCAATACGCGGAATGGATTGAGCATTACCGCAAGGCCGCGCCTGTGATGGAAAAGGCAGGGCTGCAAATCGTGAACATGACGCGGCGCACGGCCCTTGAGTGTTTTGAGAGGGGGAGCCTGTGAAAATCAAGATTGATGGAATGCGCGGTTTAGGTGATTGTATTTACATGAGCGCATTCGTCCGCACGCTGGCGAAAGAGCATAAAATTCATATTGCGACGCCCTGGCCTGAATTATTCAGCGATATGGACGGCGTTAAATTCCAAAAATGTCAAACCAATTTGAGAACACAGGCTAAGAACATGACGCGGTTTGCGCCTGATTTTTGGTCATATGAAACCAGCTTTGATATTTCCCTGAATGTTCACTATGGGGCGGGGACAAATATTGCTGATGATTTTGCCAGAATATTCAAATGTGAACCAACTTGGGGGCTTCCATCATTTAAGGGGCCGAAAATTAACAAGCCGTACATCGTTGTTCGCCCGGCAACGCTTCGCAAAGAATGGTTTGCAGCATCACGAAACCCAAAGCCTGAATATATTGCTGATGTGATTGAGTGGTTGCGCGCGAAATATCACATCATCAGCGTGGCAGATTTTGAAGATGGCCAGGAATGGGCTGAAGGTGACTTGCCGTATGCTGATGAAATTTATCATCAGGGCGAATTGTCCATGCCTGAATTGCTTGGGCTGTGCCAGGGGGCCGCTGGCATCGTTGGCGGCGTGGGCTGGATTGTTCCCTTTGCCGTTGCTTCTGGCGTTCCGGCGTTCATTATTATGGGCGGGTGTGGCGGCTATAACGCCCCGGAAAAAATCACCAATGACACCATGAATATTGATGCGCTTCACTTCGCCAGCCCTGACCCGCTTTGCATGTGCAAGGATATGAAGCATAATTGCATCAAAGATATTCCCAACCTGAAGGAAACATTCAATGTCTGGAAATCGTTACTATGATTCGGAACCGCCCCTGAAGCTTCACGATGCACAAGGCCTTACGTGGCGGCATGATTTGG